GAGTGTGGCGTAGGAATAAACACCATGGGTCCTGAATTTAGTACTTTGGTGGAATACATGCGGAAGTTTGGTAAGGACCGCATTCTTGCAGGGGATTATAGCAAGTATGATTTGAGAATGCCTGCACAGTTGATATTATCAGCATTTGACGTTTTGATATCTATTGCAGCGCAGTTTGGGTACGCAAAGGATGACATTATTGTTATGCGCGGAATAGCAACTGATGTGGCATATCCGGTAATGGCATACAATGGTGATTTGCTGCAACATTTCGGGTCGAATCCTTCGGGTCAGAATTTAACAGTATATATTAATTCCATAGTAAATTCATTATTGTTGCGATGTGCGTATTATAAAATATATGAAGGAAGGAGAGTACCCAAGTTTAAGGAGATAGCATCCATGATGACATATGGAGATGACGTGAAGGGTTCCATTCGTAAAGGTTATGATGAGTATAATCATATATCTTATGCGCAATTTTTGCGCGAAAGAGACATGGTTTTTACCATGCCTGACAAGGAATCGACACCAGTGCGTTATATGAAAGACGAGGATGCCGATTTTTTAAAGAGAAAGAATGTGTATAGCGAAGAATTATCTCAATGGATGGGAGCATTAGACGAAGATTCAATATTTAAGAGTTTGACGTCTGTGCTAAAGTCAAAGGCAATTACGCCCTTGGAACAATCTATGCAAAATATTGATGGGGCTTTGAGAGAGTGGTTTGCTTATGGACGCGAGCATTATGAATTGAGGAGAAAGCAGATGCGCGCTGTTGCAAAGCAGCATGGAATAGAAGGCGGTTGTACTATGTTGAATCGAGATTTCGATGAATGTGTAACTATGTACAAACAACGCTATGGCTTGGAATGCCGTTAAAAGTATCCCTCTGCCCGTAAGAATGATGGGCATTAAGTTGAACAATTCTGTATGTATATGGTTACCATGTGTTTGTGTTTTTACATGTTATATATAAATGTATAGGCTTTGCATACAAGACACTTCCCTCGTGAAGTACCCCTATTTAGGGGAATGTTTCGTCTACATAAATTAAATGTGTGCCCCACTTGCTTTAGTCTGAGCATGATGGGTGTAAATAAAGAGACTAGTTTAAATAGAATGAATATTAAGATAAACGAAGAGTCAAATGTGACTCAACAACAAAATGTTGGTTTTGCGGATCAAAACCAACAATGGATATATTCGATAGATAATCAGTTAGACGATGTACACCGTACAGCAGATATGGATGATGCAAGTTTGGCTAATTTCTTTTCGAGACCTATTAAGATAGCGACGCTTAATTGGACTGTGGGTGCCACTTTTGGGGTGACAATAAATCCTTGGCAGTTATATTTTGAGGATAGTCGTGTTATTAATAGAATAACAAATTACAATTTATTGCGTTCACGATTGTGTGTGAGAGCGATGATTAATGGTAACGGTTTTCATTATGGGCGTGCCATGTTGTCATATCGGCCTTTACATAATCGCGATAATTTTGTTAAGTGGCGGTTTGGATTAGTACCACAGGATATAATTGGCGCAAGCCAACGGATGCATGTGTGGCTTGATCCGACCAAATCGCAAGGTGGCACTATGTGTTTGCCGTATGTTTTTTATAAAAATACGATGAACATAGTGCAAGAAGATTGGCGGAAAATGGGAGAGATAGATATTGCATCAGTGACGACGTTGCAACATGCTAATGGCGGCACAGATTCAGTCACGATTTCGATATTCGCTTGGGCTGAGGATGTGTCTTTGTCTATACCTACTATTGCCGAGCCTGGTTCCTTAACACCTCAGGGTATTATGGATGGGCAGGACGAGCATGAAGAGGTTAGTTCAGGACCCATATCAGGTCCAGCAGCAGTGGTTGAACGTGTGGCAGGGACTTTGTCAGAAGTTCCTAGACTTAGGCCTTTTGCGTTAGCCACTGAAATGGCTGCAGGAGCCGTTGGCAAAGTGGCTAAAGCTTTTGGCATGTCTCGGCCGGTTGATACGGGGCCGATTTCATCATACAAACCTACATATGCGGGAAATATGGCAAATTCAAATATGCAGGATACATCTACGAAATTAACGTATGATGCTAAGCAGCAATTGACTATTGATCCCGTTGCGTGTGGATTAGGGTTGGATGATGAAATGTCTATAGTCAGCATAGCCAAGAGAGAAAGTTATTTAACGCAATTTTCATGGGCGACAACAGCAATACCGGAGACATTATTGTGGAATTCGTATGTTACACCGTTATTGTTTGCAACATCAGGTGCGGAGCGGCATTACACTCCAATGGCTTGGGCATCTTTGCCATTCAAGCATTGGAGAGGTTCGATAAATTATCGTTTTCAGATAGTTGCGTCGTCCTTTCACAAAGGACGTTTGAAAATTGTTTATGAGCCTTTTTTGGCTGCAGGTGGAGTTACTGAATATAATACACAGTACACACACATAATTGATTTGGCGAAAGAAAGAGATTTTACTGTCACCATAAATTGGGGTCAGGAATATTCCTATTTAGATCGCGGTCAATTTGCAGCAGTGCCGTTTGATACGGCGCCTTTGAGTGCGCCGCGACATGGATATGCAAATGGCATAGTAATGGTGTCCGTCGTTAACGATTTGACTACACCGAGTGCTGAATTGTCAGATGTGTCGGTGTTGGTGTCGGTGTCAGCAACAGATGATTTTGAAGTTGCTAACCCGGATGAAGTGTTGAACAATGTGACATTTTATGTCCCACAGAGTGCTTCAGAACAGACTAAGCAGTATTATGCATATGTATCCACTCAAGCAATAGAGCCACTGTTTGGTGATGAGGGTTTGTATGCAGAGCAGGCAGGCTTGGACAATGCCGATAATGATTTGACATTGGAAGAGAGTGCGCCTGTGCAACAGACAATAGAAGCAGAAATGGCATCCAAGCTGTTAGTGTCCGACAATAC